ATTGCAAAGGTCACGAATGCAAATCCGATGGTCGTTACAACACTTGTCCAGCAGAACTATTATGTTGGCGATGTAGTGACATTTGACATGCAATCCGGTAATAGTGTTAGTAAGCTGAGGCACTCCAAATACGGATGGCATGTCAAATGTCACTACATCGCCAACATAATAGTTCTGCTGGACAAGTGTTGTAACGACCATCGGATTTGCATTCGTGACCTTTGCAATTACCCTGTTTTGAGGATAATACAAGGATCTATCCATTATAAGATAATTGCCTATCTTCTGAACAAATCCAACTGAAGTGGTAGCCCCTGTAGAATCTAGCAATGTTGTGAAAGTAGTTGTAGAACCAACCGCGGTCACAGTCATTACTAATCCACCAAATTGAGGCGCACTGGTCATACTGTAAATTCTTACTGTATCACCCACTTGCAAACCGTGAACTGCACCAGTTGTAAATTCTGTCGTAGTTCCTGGAGTAAATGAAGCAATTGCCACCGCTGCCGCTGAATTACCTGTTGATGCATTATAAACGGTAAAACCATTTTTAATTAGAAATCCATTTGACAATGGTGCAAGATTGTTTGCTGCTGTTCCGTTTTGCATTACTTGGGCTGTACCAGCTCCCATGTAATCGCACCAAAAAGCTTCAACAATACGATCGCTTGTCAAAGATCCTGCAACACCACCCGCAGTCACACCGCTCAAAGTCAAGTTTTTCAACCTGATTTCTGAAATGTATTGATGCAATGGAATGAAAAACGGTGTTGAAGCAACGTTTTGAAATAAACCTGTTGTTACTTGAGTACTCATATATTACCTCCTTAGATTGCTACGCCGAGAGTGCAGCGAAGAGCCACAATCCAGCTAGTGTTAGTAATATTAAATACTTGAGCCATCTTCCAACCTGCTGTTTGATATAGTCTCAAACGTGGTGAAGCTATCTCAGGTGGTGCATAAATGAACTGAGCGGAATACCCGTCAAGATCCACCATGTCATAGCTTTCCTGTCCTGGCAAGAAGATGTTATATACATCCTGGCCGTTCGCAGAAGCATTAGGAATTACTGAGCCAACGGAAGACAATAAGAAACGAATGTTTCGAATTGCGCCCCATTCTGCTTGCAATAGATTGCTATTGTTCGCGTAGTTGGCGACGTTAATAAATCCTAACAATTGATCCAGGTCAGCGCTAAGGTTGGTGTGAGCCAATCCAAAGAATGCTGTACGTACTGGAGCCGTACCGAATTTATTTTCACCTTCAATCATATCTTGAATGAACTGCGCATTAGCTGTTCTAAGTAAACGAACGGCTTTTGAGCAATCCAAGGCACTGATATTGGAAGGATTGTCCCCATTGGTCCCCGAAGTACAATTAATCGGTGGAGCTGATCCTTCCATCATACTACGAGCCAATTGGTCTTCTGTTTCGCGAAGAGATTGGCCTAATGTTGATACCGCCGAATTGAGCACGGGATCTTCGTTTATGAGCATTCACTACTGTTGCTTAATAACCTAATTTTAATTAGGCGCATAACTCATTTCTGGTTATGTCTCTATGTTTCCATAGAGTTCAGAGTACCGCTTCACCTTTCGGTGCCTACCCGCTTTACTCGTTCACGCTAGACAGTAATTCACATTTATGTTACAATACTAATGAACCTACACAAACAAAGGAAACTCATGACTAATACTCGTCTCTCTAAATATATCAAAAAAGAATACTGTCCTCTTCATCTTGCTTATCTTGCAGGAATAGTAGATGGAGAAGGATGTATTCACATAGGATATTATTTTAATAAATCCCAAAACCGCAGCGTCTATCATTCGCTTTTGCAAATTACTAGCACTGATAAGTGCTTGATAGAGTGGGTTACTGAAATATTTGGAGGAAATTCCTCTATTTATACTGAGGCTCAGACACCTAAAAATTCCACTCTCAAACCATATTCTTGGAAAGCTAGCGGAGAAAGACTTACTCATCTTTGTGAATTGCTTATTCCCTATGCAATTATAAAGAAAAACCAACTTAAGATTATGCTTGAATTTAGAAAGACTTTTCAGGATCAACATGAACCCAAAAAGGGACAACAAGGCATTCAACCCATAACTCAAGAGCTTATTGATTATCGCCATAGTCTGCTTTCTAAACTTAGAAGTCTTCATTGTCGTAAAGGTGTCCATAAAACTGTTATTACCCCTTGCGCCTTGTCTTCTTCGCCTTAACGCGGTCAGAGTTCCAAGTCAATTAGGGCTGGTTTATAGCAGGCAATGTCATCTACCTGCTCCTGAAGGATCAAGTAAGTACCATCAAAATCTTACTCCCTTCAGGACGATTGGCATGGCTATGCAGCATGTAACCAATCGATCCGCGCATCTATGTCGAGAGCCGTTAATTGCTGCGCTGGAGGATCTACAATACCGTTGCCAAGTGGCACAGGTGCTGTCAGTAGGTTTTTGTATCTACGTCTACGTAGAATATCGCCTGCTTGTTGATCCATCGTTATGGGATACATTCTGTTACTTGTTGACCTACCAATTTAATACCAAAATCTATCGATTTGGTTTTGTAGGCGCCTAGATCTTTTCAGTCTAGGTCACGGATTTTCTTTATTTTCCGTGGTCGGACTATCACATACAAAATCAGTAAAATCACCGATATTGTCTTCTGGGTTTAGTCTCTCACGGCCTATAAATAAATTAAGAATATCATAAGTTAAAGGATCGAAATATTTCATGCGTTGCAAATATTCTTCTGGATCATTTAATTTTATAGAATTAACTGTAATTTTATTCATAGTTCCGCCTTGTTACCCTGTCGGGCTTTCAAGTCAATTACCAAAAGTTTTAAATGGGCTATCGTTAACCCATTGTTGTATGAATCAAGTCAGGCATAGGACGAGCAAGCAATTTCATGCTCAATTGCTGTTGTACAGCTGGAGGCAGAATGCTTGTGGTTGTTGGCCCACTCATGTCTAAACCTTTTGTTTAGACGGAGACTATTTTCGAGCGCAGGCTAGAGTTTCTTTCCAAAGAGCGTTACGCTGATCTTTGGTCATAGTTGAATTAGACATTTTGGCCGCTGTTGTAACTGCCTCGGATCTTACTCCTAAGCTGCCCAACTGTGGCTTTCCTGCTTTATCATCAACACGCTTTTGTTCCTGAGAAATAGGTTTCTCTTTGTTCGCTGCGGATGCCAGGTCCGCCTGATAACGAGCATCTTTCTTTATAAGATTGTAAACCTTTCTCAAAGGATTTTTAGCGGTCTCTACGGCTTCTCGATTGTCTTCGTCTGTTTTAATATATTTTTCAATATTTTCAGGCGTTACGACGGTCTTAAAATCTGCGAATTCGGTAGCTGCTTCAAGGATTTGAATCTTTTGATCTTTAGCAATTAGCTGTTGCTCATATCCACTCAATTTTTTGTTGAATGTGTTAAGAGCTTTAACAAGTTTTTTTCCATCAGGAAATTCTTCTTGTTCTAATTGCCTATAATCAAAGTCCTCTTCTTGAGGTTGCTGGGGTGCCCTTTGCGATTGCTGTTGCATTTGCAATTGACGCTCATACATCTCTCTTTCTTTCTGCAACTGCCAATTCTGCCTTTCAAGATCTTCTTTTGCCTTTCGAAGCTCAGCAAAACTTTCTTGCGGAGACTTCTTTTCATGGGTTTGCTCAGCCTGGTCGACCACGTCAGGTGCTTGGGTCTGCTCTGTTAAACTCATGCTTTTCCTTTGAGATAGGCGAATCTCATTTTGCGCCTTGAAACGGAATGATTATTCCATTAATATTTGTATATAAAAAAAGACCACTATTGTCAACTTAAAATTTAAGGTTATATGGATATTGATGATTTTCTTGAAGTATGCGAAGAAACAATGGATGAATACAGACAATGTAGAGGAAAAACAAAATTATTTTGGAAAGAAATAGAATATTGGAGACAACGTTTTTTAAATGATAAGAAATGGAATGAAAAAATTCATACCAAGTTTTTTGAAGTCAAAAGTTTTGATATGTTGGAAGCTGGAGCTGATGAAATATATAATTTAATAGTAAATGAGAATAAAAAAAATGGGTGAAGATCTGGACACAATGACTTATATGATTGCGGCTGAAAAGATGGGCAATATGTTGCACACTATTGAATCTAGTATGAGTTTTATGTTAGAATACGGCGTGAAACCTGATGACGAGGTTAAAAAGGCTTTGAATCCGATGATTGATTTGATGAGGAAGTGGTTAGATGGAAAATAAACATTATTTTGGTGAATGGATTAAAATAAATGATGAATCAGAACTTGAAGAAGCTACCCAATATCTCGCATTATGGACAAAATATTTTCAAAGAAGAGTTCCATCACTTGATCTTATAGATTCTCAATTAATTTATAAACCTAAGGGTACTTATTTTGATAAGGAATTATCCACTATGGGAGTCAAGTTAGAAATGCAAGGTGAAAAACCGGAAAATGTTTTATCTTTAGACAAGTTCACCATTTAAAACATAATCTTCAGATTTCTCTAGCTTATCATCTCTATAATCCCTAAGCATGCGCACATATTCTTTGTCGAATTCATGAGGATGATTCATGATATAATTGAAATGCTCTTTCTTGGGTATACAATATTCGAATTTAACCTTATCGTAGTTGGTAACTGAAAACAAGATCATATCTTCATCTTGATAGGGACTAGGTCTAGTGACTCGGCAAATAGGATAACGAAATACTAGTTGGCCTTTGTCATTCTTATAATAGAGATACCAAATATAATATTTCTTTAGATTGAAACCATTTTTCATGCAAACATCGTATTGCCGTTGAACGACGTCATCTATCTGGTTTTTTAACCTAAATAGTAAGTGATCAATTACTTCTCCGACTTCTGGCGAATCAAACATTCATATCCTGACTTGTTTATAAGTAGCATTATAGACAATAACAAATTTATCTAATCATCTTAGCGCCGCCCATATATAGGCTACGATTAGAATTTGATGATGCCTGTTGCGGATGTCTTACATATCCGCCTTGTGGTTTATGCAAATTGGGAAGTCCTCGGATTTTAGGAGGAATCATTGTCATTTTTTTTACTCATATTTTTAAATAAATTTTCAATCCATTCTCTATTAAATGAATGATAAACTTTATTTTCTATAACAAACTCTGACTCACTTATCCAGGTTAATTGTTTAGGTGGGATCATTGTCATTTTTAATCCTAAATTTATGTAATATATCAATAATTTCTTTCAAAACTTGATAACATCCAGCATCATCATGATAACATAAATATCCACTATCAAATATTACTTTATATAATGGTTGCCAAAGTTCTTTAGGAATTTTATTTTTTTGATGAGTATGAGGATCATATTTAGGATCTAAACTCATTTCTAACCCTTAGTCTTAGGCTGCTTCTCATTAATTCCACCCTGACGATTAAAGGACTTCTCAAGTTGTAGAGGAGGCTTATCACCAGGTGGCCTAAATCTTGGCACTGTTTCGTTTAAATTGCTATTTTTAGGAACAAAAGGCTTCTTTTGCTCAGAAATTATCTTTATTCTTGACATACTTTATCCTTAAAAAGTGGAGGGCGATCAGGTTACACTTGGTATAGTTTATCCCTACTACCCTTCCAAATTATTTATTGGCCATCTTTTCACGAGTGTACGGTCTTACAGCTAGATGTGAGCTGTCTCTAGCATCAATCTTCTTCCTAACCTGCTCATATGAATTTGATGCGCCTGCGGGTGGTTTTGGTGCTGCATTCTCTCCAATAGAAGAGTAATGAGCGCCCGTATTTCCTTTAGATCCACCACCATTTGATGTATTTTTGTGACTATGCATTTGAAACCCCTTGATTTTTCATTAAACTCTCTTGCTCTCTAGCTGACTTTTCATCTTCGCGACTTTGAATATTATTTATCAATTCAAATATTTTAACGAAGTTATCGACTCCCATTGACTCAACTTCTTTAGCCGTTTTGACCTTATCTAGAATAGCTAAATTCTTCATATGCTCGGATTCATTGAACTTAGTAAGAAGTGAAACTTGCTCAAGTTCCCCTTTTCTTGTTCTCTCTTCAGCTAATGCACGATCACTTTGAGCCTTAGATTGAAGGCTTTCATTAACAATCTGTTGATTCTGCATCTGCAATTGAGCCATCTGCTGCTCTTGCTGTTGCTGGGCTTGCTGCTGTTGCTGTATAGACTGCATAAGCTTATCTTTATCTTGAATATCTAGATCATTCATAACCTGGTCAGGTGGGATTGGGAATCCGTCTTTCCATAAGAAATACTTTTGTCTAAATGCAAGCTGTCTAGAGGTATCCGTGAGAGGTGCATTGGCTATTACCGCATCGTACTTTTGAAATGATTTGTCGCGGAATTCATTTGTGGGTTCTTCCTCGATCATCTTTCGTATTTTACCCAATGTGTAGTTTTTCTGTATAAGCGCCCAATGCAAACGCCCAGCGTTTCTTTGGGAGAGATCAAGGTTATCAAAGAGCTCTTGCAACGTCGTAAGCGCAGCTCCTTGCCTAAGCTGCTCCGTGATTCCCACGTCACTATCTTCCGCTTGCCCCAAAAGTTCCGGCGTGACACCGGCATTGCTTTGGATGTCCATTTTAAGCATTTCAGTAACGTTGAAATTCGCTGGGTTAATGTTTGCTCCGGGTTTATCATTTATTGCCTGCAATCTTCCTTTTTTAAAGAATCTTACTTTCCCGGGGCCAACTTTGAAAGCATCTTGATCGTCAATGAGAGCATCTTCCTCAACATCCACTCCAGAAAATTGAGCAGCAAGCAAATCCATCTCGAGCTGTTTACGATAATTGTACAAGTATTGTGAATCTCGGATGTTACGGATGATGCCCTGATAACGGAACGAATAATTATTATTGGCCAAATCGTGATAACCCACAAAAGGTGTAAAGGGATAAAAATCAACACCCAGAGGATTAGGGCCATCATAAAAACAAGTGTTATTGACAATGATCGCAAGATGAACTGTAGGAACTTTTTCATGAACGATAACTATTTCAGGGAATTGGTATTTAAGGCGTTCGAATTCTTCTTTTGTTAAATCTACTTCCGTTGACTCATAGCTTTCAGGGTCTACAATAAAGGTCGCTTTACGCTCGCAAAGGTACCAATATTCATCATAAGCAAGAAATCCTTTTCGTCTTATGTTATATTGCTGAGGCATAAAGGTAAACTTAGTGTCGAAATAGGCTTGGTCATTGAGAAGATCTATGTCGTCTTCACGCCCAGGAAGCATCTGCTTGACTTGTTCTTTGTGCAGATATTTACGAGTACGAATGAATTGGCAGTCTGAAAGATCCATCTCTCGCCAAAAAGCATCCATCATCAGCATGTCAGCGCTGAAACATTCCGTTTTCAAATCTCCACACACTGGATCTTTTCGATAGTCAATCCATGAATGCATTAGGCTCAATCCTGTGATCCCGGCAGCCTCTTTAAAACAATTCGAGATAGTGTTGTATGTGTCATCATTGGAATAGGCTGACTGTATGCATTTTGTAGCCTGAGATGCAGTTTGATCGCTAGCGCCGTGAACCGCGATCATTCTAGTACCCTTACGATGCTGTCTTTGACGACCACAGACCATATTTACAACGGGCATGCTCGCGTTAAATATAAACTTTTGATGTTCGTATGATAGGCCAGCATATAGATTTAGATAACGCTGATCACCTAGGTAAACTTTGCGGTCAATGAGTTGTTCGTATAAAAATGATTGCCAAGGAGAGAGATTCATTTGATAGCGTTCGTCTGCTTCAGCTACAATGTCACGCCTGCCGTCTTGGTAATAACCTTGGTATATGTTGGGCACAACTTGAGAGCGTTCCAAAAGACCCGATGACATGTGATACCCTTTGTAAAATCTACTTTATACTATTTAAAGAATTATCTACCAAGAAATGGATTTACCTGAGCGTGTCTTAAAGGTATCTGTTTTGGACCAAATCCTGCTCTAGACTTTAATTCCATAAGTTTATCAGGTGTAAGTGAACCAGGCCCTCTACCAAACTGTATGCGGGCGTTAGCCATATATCTAACAGAATCTGCCGCGTGGCTAGTCCAATTATGTAAAGGGGCTTCAGCATAGCAATTTTGTTTTTCATTATACTTTTTATGGTAATTCTCGAGACATTTGATTAGATGCGCACATTTTTTTTCATCAATATATACGATACTAAGGAGTTGTCGGACTGCTTCTATACCAATCTGTATATCAATCTCTCTTGCCAATACAGTGGTCTTAATTCCTTGTTCCCATGCCACATCCTGAAGAGTACGGCCCGTTTGTATAGACCCAGAGCCTGCATCATGAGGCATATAGTGAGTGCCGTAAACATAAGGTCTGTTCTGCAAGACTTTCGCATAATGCGCTATTCCTTCTCCTTGTGCCTCGTAAAAGTCAATAATCCGGATTTCCCCGCCAATTTCTTGCCAAAAAGAAATTGATGTGCTGTCTCCGAAGCCGATATCCCACGCCGTATGTACTGGGGAACGAGTTTCATAGGGCAGATTGCATATCCTTTTTTCGTCTCTAGCCCTTTCGATAAGTCTTCCGTAGTAACTTCCTTCAACTCCCCTATTGAAGCTGCAATAGTACTCTTGCTCGATAAGTTCTTCACTTACTCCCTCGTCTCTGATTTGTTTAATGTCTGCTTCGGTTAAAACTCCAGTATCTCTAACGCTTAATACTTCGCAATACCAATTCGGATTACTGCGAGCCATACAAACCAGATCATAAAAATGGTTTTTACCACGAGGAGTGGAAATAAAAAGGGCATATCCTTTATTAACATCCAAAATCGGTCGTAGATACTCCCATGCCGCGGGTGACTGTATGGCATATTCGGAAAAAATAATAATTTTAGGATTAGTACCCACCAGAGAATCAATATTATCAGAGCCAATAAGCTGATACATACTTCCATTAGTAAACCTTATTTTCATTTCTTGGCCGTTCTTGGACTCAATGACCTCTTTAGGAATATAGTCTAGAATGCGTTTTCCGTCATTAGTAGAGCTATCCCAAATGACTTTTTTGGCTTGGGAATATGTTGGAAGAATGTGAAATGCTGTCCAAGATGGATTAATAAGAAGCTGCATGATACACCAATTAAATGCGGTTACGTCTTTCCCGCCTCTACGATGTACTACCCAAACGGCTCTTTTAGTTCCCTGATTCAGAGCTTTGATTATCGGAAGTTGGTAATTTCTCGGCTGAAAGCTTAACGCCAGTTCCAACGCCATTAGAGTCCAATTTTATGATATATTGATTTTGCGAAGCCTTTTCCTCAGGAGCTGCATATCCTCTATCTTTACCTAGATTATTTAATGAAAACATAGCAGCTTTCAAAGCACATGCGCGATCTTCTTTGATATCGTCCATTAATGTGTTGAGCACATCTTCAGCCTTATCCATTGTGGAATTTACCCAATGATTTCGACAATCTGAAACTAATGCTTGCAATTCAGGAAGTTGATCTATTCTTCTTTTAAGTGTTTCATATTGACAATCAATAGTTGGATCTTTGCAAACATGAGTTAATCTACCCTTATGTTTCTTTATAGCTGCGGCTATTACTTGTGGGTCTTTAACCCATGGTACTCCAGGAGTTCCCATTATAATCACTCCATCCAAGTTGGTTTTATATCATTCATAGAAGGCCTTCTATCTCTTTTAAATGGATTGCTCTTTGTTGTACAACCCCACTTATCTACTTTAACGATTCCGTTTTTATTTTCAACAACTACCGCGTCACATGTTGCAAATAAGCATCCACACATAAGTATAAGCAAAGATCTCATTAAAAGCTCCTAAAACTATTAATAGCACGTTTTGATTTCATCATCTCTAAATGTAGTTCGCCGGATGTTGCAGGTGTTCCAAGTAGTGCTCTAAACATTGATTTAAAGAAATTTCTTATCATTGACATGTTGTAACACATTTTTTAAGTTTATAGGAAGAAAAAACCTGCTGCATTGCACAGCAGGCATATTTTTATTAAGCAGCATAAGATAAAAATTAGAAAGTCAAAGACTCATAATGAAAAAAGTTTACATAAAACTTTATTTTAATGATGATGCAAAAGACCCTTTATAGGATTTTTGGTTGCGGCTCTCAGAAATGAGGGCCGTTTTTATTTAATTCTCTCCAGTGAGTCACATTGTATAGCCAATTCAATTTTTCGTGTTCTTGCCAATGCGATAACTTATGATTTCGCCAGTACTGAGCAAGGGGAAATGCTCGATCGTGATGAAAATAGGCCTTTAACTGCTTTGCGGATTTAGTTTTTACATTGACAATGGTAGAGAAATGGGGAATTCGATCTTCTATGCTTATCCATTCGGGACTATTGTTTTCTGATTCCATTTTATATCTTTAAAAGTGCGGATCTACATAACAGAGATCATATGGTAAGGTCTTGTTCAACGTAGACCCGCAAAACATCAAAGGCGACCCTGAAAGCAAAAAAGGAGTATACTTTATGCAAAGCCGTCTTTCAAGGCCGCAAAACTAGTTTTCTTCCTCAACATGCACACATTCAAAACTATCATCGTCAATCAAATATTCACATAATTTTTTCGAAAATTCATAGCTCGGATGACCCTTATCAGGTTCTCTGAATACAAAACCTGCTTTTTTCATTTCTTCGCTGATATCATTCATTTCTTTTTCCTCCGGTTCTAAATCACATTTCGGACATTCCCACCAGTCTAAAAACATTCCTAATGCATAAGATCCCACAGACTTTAATGGGGTTTTGCATTTCTTACAGATCATTTCTTTTTCTTCATCATTTTTGCGCCCATATCACACATTTTATCGCGTTTCTTATCTGCTTTCAGCAAAGAGGATTCTTCTTTGGCTAATTTTTTGGTGTCTTTCTGAATCTTCTTAATCTTCTTGTCCATTAATTAATCCCCCTTGGCCCAGTCAATTTTAAATGTGGAGGCGGCGGAATAGCCTTCATATCAATTCTTACGTCTTCATCTACGATGTCAGTCGGTGTTCCGCTCGTGTAAATATTGTGAAAGCTGACCGTGCAACTATGTACGATGAGCATACAACTAACAATACATAGCAAAGTGATGCAAAAAAAAATCGATGATTTTGTCTCTTTCATAAGCTGTCATACTCCCTCTAATTTATTTTTTTCTTCCCTCAACAACTTAGCAAATCCAGGAAATTTTTTGTTTACTTTTGTGAAAACCGCAGCAAATTCTTCGGAAAATTCACAAATAAGGCAAGCGGCTTCTAGATAATCAATCTCTTTTTGCCTTCCTACGTTCGAATCTACAAAAAGTAAATCCGCCGAAATAGCTTCAATCTTCTCCGCAAACTTACAAAATTGCTCTTTGGGGATATAGGAAAGAACTTCTTTAGTCTGTTCTGAAATTATTTTCTTTTGTGCCATAATTTTTATCTCTATGCGAGGGTTATTACTGCATTGCTTATAGGCGTGTAGTTCATTGACTTGCCTATCGTCTTCATACACTATGCCATTCATAACATCCAAATAAAACTTACAAAAGTTATCAACGTCTTTCTTGAAAATATTTTCTGTGATTCCCCAATCCACTAAATTCTCTTCACCTGCCCTTGGGGATGTGTAAAAATGCAGGAAAATTGACACGGGCTGATCTTTTGGGATGGGAAAAGTCTGGTTCAGTTGGTTTAATTCATCGAGAACCTGAAACTTAGCAGCGTTCTTTAGCTTGACTTGGGGATCACGGAGCAGCTTAGGCAAGGAGCTGCGCTTACGACGTTGCAAGAGCTCTTTGATAACCTTGATCTCTCCCAAAGAAACGCTGGGCGTTTGCATTGGGCGCTTGTACAGAAAAACTACACATCGGGTAAAATACGAAAGATGATCGAGGAAGAACCC